AACCTTTCTTGAGGATAGAGTAAGGGTTGTTAAAGGTTGCACTCTGTACACGCACGATTGCAATTCTATTTACCAGAGCATTGATAAACTGGTTTGCAAAGGCAGGTGTGCCATAGATGATTTCTCCCACTTTGGGAATGTCATTGACAGTTGCAACTTCCGGTACGTTCTGCTGATAATCATAAGAAGCGTTCTGTCGGATTACGTTGAGAATGTCAATGGTTGACGCATTAAGCGTACTATTTGCAATTCTTCTTGCCATGATTTAATCTTCCTTTCTTAAATGAATTTATTGTTAAACTGTTGTAAACAGTTCAGCAAACGTCTTAGGTTTTGGTGTGTCACCTGGTTTAGGCGGTGGAGGGTTATCTTCTGGACTGGAACTGTAAAAACGCTCTGTATACTTTTTCCGCCATTCAGCGTCATTTTCTTCGTACTTAGCTTTCCAGTCTGTCCCGTCACCTTTTGCCTTTGTTTCAAGGTCGGTAAGTGTGTCACTAATATCTTCAATAAAAGCGATTGTTTCATCATCAGTCTGCTCAACAACTCTGGCTCTCACTGATTCAAGAATTTCTTCTCTAGTTCTTACTGCCATAATGCTCACCTTTCTATGATATTTTTGTCCACTTTGTAGTGTCAAATAAGATGCTTAATCTTAATGAAAGAGGGTGATTAGGTGAAAGCATAATTACACCATCTTCTGTTACCATAATAACAAATCCCTCTTCATGCTTATAAGTACCTGCTTTGAACGGCATATCTGTTTCTCCTTTCTTATTAGTAATGGTATTTTATCCACATCCATATAGGCATTTTCTTTTTACGTTTAGACGGTGTACCACCGCCACCACCGCCTGCTGATAAGTAACGGTACAACATTACAGCATTATTAAGTCTTTGCTCTTCTGTCAAATACGTATTTTGGTTGTACCATTCTTTTATGTTGGTATTGTTAGCATTTGCAATAATATAGTAATAACAAGCAGTTGCATAAGTTACTCTGGCATCCCATGAACTATCATGTATACCCTCCCAACATAGGTTATAAGCGTGTGTTAGCATTTCTAAGTCTGTACTATCAGACGTTAAAAAATCTTGTAATGAAGTAAATGGATATTCGCTATTTTGATACCACACATTTTCATGTATTAGAAAAGCTAATTGTCCGTTACCGTCATCACTAGCATAACCATTCTCTTGCAACCAAGTTAGTAACTGATAAAGTCTACCATGTGTATCTCCACCTGTGTTAGTCCATTGCCCTAACCCGTAACCTTTTAATAGGTCTGTTGGAAGTCCAGGAGTTAGATTTTCCCATACACCAGGTGATAACGTACTTTCTTGCCACATATTACCCGCTATCGCAGCTGCTACAACTGCACTTACACCGTAACCATTTGCACCACCGTCTCCGTATCTAAACAGTCTAGGAAATGAACGCTCATAATCTGGATTTCCACCACTTGAACCAATACTAACTTGATTAGCAAGTGTAGCGTTATCTGTATGCGCTCCCATGAAAACGCCTTTACCACTTCCACCACGATAGCACATTTCTGTGTGTCCACTTGATAGACCTATATCTCCTGCTAGGTATTCACCACTTGCGTCAACTTCTGTAAACCCTAAGCGCAAAAGTTCGGACGCTTCTGAATAAGTGGTAAAGGCATTACTGTTTGGAGCATAAGATGGTGTTTCAAAACCACCTGCTAGTAACGCATAATTTATAAATGAAGAACAATCGTAGTATGTTATACCACCAACTGTTTGTGCGTTACGATATGATTGTGAATAACCAACATTAGATGCATTACACGTTTCAATCGCCCATGAATATGCACGGTTTATGTCTGGCATAGGTTACACTTATGCTAACATCTTGTTTACAAGTTTTTGAATAGCAGAATAGTCATAACCTGCGGCGGTAAGTTTCTGCTTTCTTGTATCACCGTTTCCCCACTTGCCTGCAATTACTTCTCTTGCAATTTCTCCGTTAGATTTTAACTCTTTTCCAGACAAGAGTGCGTTTACTTTTGCCTGTACTGTGTTGTAATCATAACCTGCTTCTGTGAGAAGTTTTTTACGTGTATCTCCATTGCCCCATTTTCCTGCAATGACTTCTCTTGCAATGACATCAACGGAAACTCCCGGAGTCACATCTGTGTTCTGACCTACATATCTAAGGTGTACGTCCCACCCGCCAGAGTATTCATAGTAACTTCTGATACAGATTTCCTTTCCAGTCTGGTCACCAGTTTTACCACCAGTTACAGTTCCTTTTTCATTGATAGAAGCATGAGCAATCTCCCTACTTGAGATACTCATTACAACATGGTGGTGTGTTTTGAGGTGTACATCACCCGGTAACCACGGTGCTTTACAATCAACAAAACCTGCGGCTCTAAGCTGTGCTTCCAGATTACCAGTCCACGAGTACGGTGATACATCAAAACCTGCTTCATGAAGTGCCGTTCCAACAAGTGAAGAACAGTCATAATCTGGGCCATTTCTGTGCGTCTGGTTATAACCATGTGTGTTATCATTTGCGGTGTCAATCATGAACTGAACCGCTTTCATAATATTTGGCATAATTTAGTCCTCCTTTTTTACATCGGAAATGTGAAATAATTCCATCAGTTTTTTCGACAGAATGTCAGGGTTAATCTTGCATATATTTTCAAGTATTGACACTAACTCTGTAGTACACACATAAAGGATAATGATAGGTAAGATTGGTGTGCCAATCTGAAAACCTATCAATGAACCCTCTGTGTCAATTAACCACGCCACAAAGTAACATAAAATGAAGCCAACCTTTTTGAAAAGACCGTCACGCAATTTTGACGATTGAATGTCTTTGTTCTTGACAGCAGTTATGATACCGGTGAAAATGTCTAAAGCGTTGAAAACCAGTGCAATAATTATAGGGCAAAACTGTTCCATTTCTTTCACTCCTTTCCTTGTCCATTTATATATTCATTATAACATGTTACTGGACAAATTGCAAGAGGTATGCTATAATATAATAGGAAAGGAAGTGATTATAACATGGGTAAGTATTATGACGGTACTAAACTTTTGTCTATGTTAGACATAAATGGTAACAAACCAGAGATTTATATGTGTACTACTAACCGTACTGGTGGTAAGACAACATATTTTGGTAGATTATGTATCAATAGATTTTTAGATAAAGGTGAAAAGTTTGGACTAATTTATAGGTACAATTATGAACTTGATGACGTTGTAGATAAGTTCTATAAAGACTTAGGAAGTTTGTTCTTTAGTGGGCATGAAATGACTAGCAAGCGTAGAGCAAGTGGTATCTTCCATGAATTGTTCTTAGATGAAAAAAGTTGTGGATATGCTTTGAGCCTTAATAGTGCAGACCAGATTAAAAAATATAGTCACTTATTTTCAGATATTATGCGTATGATATTTGATGAATTTCAGAGTGAAACTAATCACTATTGTAATGATGAAGTTAAGAAGTTACTTAGTGTTCATACTTCTATTGCTAGAGGACAAGGTGAACAGGTTAGATATGTTCCAGTTTATATGCTTAGTAATCCAGTAAGTATTATAAATCCGTACTATGTTGAAATGGGAATAAGTGCTAGGCTTAAAGACGATACTAAGTTCCTACGTGGAGACGGTTTTGTACTTGAACAAGGTTTTATATCTAGTGCAAGTGAGAAACAGAAAAGTAGTGGATTTAATAGAGCTTTTGCAAAGAACGATTATGTTGCTTATAGTAGTGAGTGCGTTTATCTTAATGATAACAAAAGTTTTGTTGATAAGCCAACTGGCAAGAACCGATATATTTGTACACTAAAATACAAAGGCACTGATTTTGGTTTAAGAGAATTTACAGAGGATGGTTTTATCTATTGTGATGATAAACCAGATGTTACATTTAAGACTAAAATAACAGTAACAACAGCAGACCATGAAGTGAACTATGTTATGTTAAAAAGAAATGACTTCTTTTTGTCAAACCTTAGATATTTATTTGAACGTGGTGCGTTCAGATTTAAGGATATGAGATGTAAAGAAGCGGTACTTAGTGCATTAAGTTACTAAGTTATCCACATTAGTATGTGGAAAGTGTTTATAACTTTTAGGTATCTTCTCATGTGTCCACCAATGAACGGTTAGGGTAGCACACTTGAAACGATAGTGCCTACACCGCTTGTCGTTTTCGCTGAACGCTTTGTTTGGTACATGAGTTAAAGATATAAATAGAACAGCAGGGATACGAACTTAGTTCGCCCCTGCTATTCTTATTTGTTGTGCTTTATTTTTCACCAGTTGAACCAAAACCACCTCTATCGGTGTTTGATAAATTATCTGCTTCAACAAGTGCAACTGTTGGTTGATGTTTGAATATTCTGAATTGACATATTCTGGTGTTCTTAGGTATGTTAACCTCTCTTGTTGCATATGCCGGAAATTGCCATTCATCATTGTTACCACAATATGTTTCGTCAATAAGCCCGATTGAGTTAGCCTGTATGATACCATACTTTTTAAATGTGGAACTACGAGGAATGACTAACGCTTCATGGTTTGACGGTAAAGCCATAGCAACTCCAAGTGGAATGAGTTTGAACTCATTAGGTTCAAGGTGAACATCTTCAGCAACCCGCAGGTCAACCCAATCTCCGTTCTCAATCTGTTCAATTTTTTCCATACCGTCTTTAACGTATTTGATTTTGATAGTTTTCAATTCCATGTTCTACCTCATTTCATATGATGTGTCGATAAGTAGGATACCGCCACGTATTCTCTTTGGTCTTAATTTTCCGGGAACTTTTAGTCCTACTCTAAAGTCCATAAGATTTCTCTTTATTGGTTTACCAGTTTCCTTTTCAAACAAGAACTCTTTTTCATCTTCTGCCCATTCCTTAAATACTTTTGTTGTCTTATCTGTGTACCCACTAATATCTGCCGTTCCGTCAAGTGATGTTTGAAATAAGTCTTTACATTTCTGTGGCATACCTGCACACTTAATGTTGTTATACGGTGTATCAATAGGTTTCAAATTTTCTTTAACAACGTGTTCAATGTAAGTCTTTTGTCTTGTGAAAACTGCTATATCCCAACAGCTCTCTAGTTTCCAACAACAGAAGTCTTTATCGTGTACCTTAATTCCAACAATCTCTTCTGGTTCAAGGTCACAATGTATGCTGTCTGTATCTGCATATATAAAACCTCTCTTGTCTTTACCGTGGTAGTTCTTCTGTGCGGCTCTAATTGTGAAGTTTCTTGCGTAACTTGTGATAGCTGAACCAACTGGTATATACCCAGGCTTCTTGTTAGCTTCTGCAACTGGTAGAAAGCCTATGGTTTTATCCTCTTTGACGTAAGCAAGTTTAAAACTACTGTCCATACTACTTGCCATTTTACCGTACAAATTGTTGAGGAACAACTTTGCCAACTCACGCAACGCACCTTTGCTTTCCAGTTTGATTTTCTTGTACTTATCAATGTACTCGTCAAAGATACCTATTTCACTATAAAACCAACAACCGTCTAAAATCTCAAAGTCTACAAGTTCGTAGTGTTCTTTCAATAACTCGTAGTCAGTCATTGTCAAAACTAACTCAACTCTGGTGTCGTGAATGTTACCATCTTTATCGGTGTAATGTGTGTAATACTCACCGGTTCGCTTGTCGTACACATCAGATGTTTCAAGTGCTTCTGTACCTTTGTACAGTAAGGACGATTTTATTTGTATGAATGGTAACTTATCTGGTTTAATGTAGAACCTTGTCTTAACTCTAACAAAGTAATACTTATCGCCTGAAAGTGCAACATCTGGAATGATATTTCCTTTCCAGAAATACGGTACGCCTATTGGATAACGATTTCCACTCTCACTGCTCATCATACTAGGGTACAAAGAATTTACATCTGCTGTAGTTCCGTTTGTAAAAATCTTATTCTCTTTACCCTTAACAAGATAGCACCAACCACCTCTATACGATTTACGGATATATTCTCCTGCATTGGGGTATCTATGCGCTTTCTCGTCTATCGTCATAGTGTACACATCTGGAAACATTTCATTGTAATCAAGTGCGTTCTTTGTTGAAGTCTTACAAATTGACTTGTATTCTTCCAAACAACATGAACCTATCGTTAATTTGTCGTGACCTTGTTGGAACATTATTTCTAACGCTTCTTTGACTACAAGAACGTCATTAGCTATGTACTTTCTTTCTTCATCTGTTATGGCACAACCTGCATACCTAAAACCTGTGTACTCCATATCAAGTTTCTTGTGCTTTGTACCAAAACTTTCCCCGATACGCTTTACACTAAATGGTAGTAGTTTCAATGAATCTCTAATCTCTATAAAGTGATTGTTGACCTTAATAATAATACTGTACCACATACCTTTATCAGATATGCTATACTTGAATGACTTATTTTGCATGAATTTCTCTGGTAGACATTCAACATCATTTTCATTCTCTCCTACCTTTTTGAATGCTTGCTTATATCCCTTATCTACCAACAAATATGATAACCAAAATGCACCGTCAAATTTCAAGTTATGATAATACGCTACTATGTTACATTTCTGTGCTAGAAAATAATCAAATTGTTCTTCAATGCTGTGAAAAATATTTACATCTTCCGTGAACAATTCAACGGACGCACTAGCCCATACTTCTGTGTTCACCTGTCCTTTGTAAACAGTTGTTTCAAAGTCGCACATAAAGTAACGATACTTTTTAACTTTCATAGTGGACTACTGAAGTCCTCTTCCTCTTCCATTGCGTCCATCATTTCAGCCTTAAACAGTGTTCCTGCTTCTGGTAAATAGTCTAGCATTTCAGACATATACTGTGTTAGCTTATCTTGTGAGTAAACTATCTGATATGTTACAATCAAACCTGCTTCTGCACCGTCATTCAACATTGTTGCAACATCATGTACATCATTTGTTGCTAGTATTCTGTCTAACCATGATAGTAATAAGTTACTAGCGTGTTCATTAAATTGACGCACATGAGCTTTAAAACCAGTGATAACAACAGCGTCAAAAAATGTTCTATCTTCTGATATGTTCTCTGGTGGAACAAAACCTGGTGTATTGGTTGGTTCTTGTGCTGGCTCTGCTAGTCTATATTTTCTAGTTTCTGCCGCTTTCTTTGCTCTCAAAGAGCGTTCCAACTTTACACCCTCTGTTGCAGGTACTATTTCACCCTCACTTGCTAAACCACCGTAGACTGCTTTATTGTACAACTTATCAGGTGTTAATTTTGCAAGTTTTCGCACACTTGCTTGTGTTACACGTTTAGGTCTTTGCGGTAATACATCTTCACTGAATTGATACCCACGTTTTTCTGCTCTACTTATAAACTGTTTGATACGCTTAACTTGTTTAGAGTAAGCACGTTCCGCAGGTGTTTGTTTGCGTCTTTTTGCCATAGCGTTCACCCCTATAAATGAAATAGGAGAGACACTCTAGTATGGTACTAAGAGTGCCCCTCCAAAATTTATTAACTGTTACACTCTGAACTTATGCAAGTCTTTCAACATCCAGTACGCAGTTAATGTAATCACGGTTGGCTTTTGTTTTGCCAGACGTCTTGATAACTGTGAAAGGTTTACCTTTCATAATGTTTGAAATGTCATTGATTGACCGTTTGAACGTAGCAGACTGGCAACTGTAAACCTGCTTTTCCGGTGTAATGATTGACATTACTTCGACGACCTCGCCACTGTCCTCTTTAATATCCTCAAACATCAGAACTCCATCAACTGTGATATGTTCACCGTCCTCAACGTCTTTCATGGACACGATTGACGGTGCGATTGTCATAAGGTACTGCTCTACTTCGTTGAACTCTCTGCTCATTTCTTTAATGTTAATCATGGTATTGCTCTCCTTTTAATTAAATATTTTGTTATGTTTGCTATTTTAGGTTTTACCTGCTTCTGTGTTATTCATTATCTGTTGCTTTGTCACTGTTTGCGCCGTTTCTAGGCGGAAGTACTTTTGCATACTGAATAAATTCCTGCTCTGTCATACCGTACAAAGTTTCGATTTCTTCCTTGTCTACAATGTGTACCACTTTGAGTGTCTCCGTTTCAAGCAACGGACGAACTTTCTTAATCAGTGCTCCATCGTCCTTGTAGGTACGAGGTACTGTAACAACCTTGTTACACGGTTCACCTGCCTGCACGTCCAGACACATTACATTTACTTTTGTTGCCACGATTGTTCTTGTTACCATAGGTACTCTTGCCATAATTTTTTGTTCTCCTTTCTGGCTTTGGTTTGTTTATAGTTAGGTACGATATTGTACCAGTGGACGGTATAGGATTTGAACCTATAATCTAGTGCTGATCAGACAAGTGTTAGAACACATTGCCACTAGGCAACTTACCAATTTGTTGCACCGTCCAGAGGGGTGAGGGTGTACTGTAAAGTGAGTACACCACTCTGGCAACGTAACTGTTATTTATCTTTGTTACTCTTTTATTGTAGCACATTGTACTTGAAAAGTCAACACTTTCTTTGAATTATTTTGAGTAAAAATGTATAGATAGAATATATTTCTTGTACTGTTTAACAATAAAATCTGCTACAATTCTACTTGATAAACCTGTTGATATTTGTTCAGCTAAATAGTTAATGGTGTAATGCCAAGTGTAACAACCTACTGCCTGAATGTCAACAATTAGTGTGTCATCAACAACGTGTACAGATAATTCTCCTTTTATACGCTGTTTTAACTGTTTTTTGAGTGCATTTCTGAAAATTCTTTCCATGATAAAATTCTCCTTTTCTGTCCTCTTTATTTTGTTGTCAAGGTTCGTGTGTACGTTTGTACACTAAAGGGTGTATAGTGTTGAAACTATAATCGTGCCTACTCACGCACCCTAGTTTTGGTACTTTCGTTAAATTTTTAACAATGATTTAATTTTT